TTCTGCGGTTTCTTTATAAACTTCATCAAACATAGAGCTCAAACTATTAAAGGATTCTGTGTCATCTTCAATCCTTTTATCTCGTACTTTAATCATATGTTCTAATGATTTTATTTTTGATTCTATTTTTAATTCTTCCTTAGATTTAGTCATATTAATTATTTCCTTTTAAGAATTCTGTAATTGCTACATATTCTGCTTCTGTACTTTCATTAAATTCTTTTGTATCTGCTTGTTCTAAAATTTCTGAGATTTTCATTGTATTTATCCTTTATGATTTTTGAACACTTAAAATAATCACCAATTAAAGGCGTGTTCTTAATCCTTTAATGGTGAACGGTTGACCCAAAATTGAGAACCTAATATTCAATTGAACGTTATTTTTCTATAAGCATTTCCTTATTATTACTTTTCTATTTTTGTTATTGTTAATTCTCGCATTTTGTCGGCGTCTGTTTTGAACACCTTGTTTAGCTCTGTTTGTCATTTCCGCTAATACTGTCGAACCTACAGAAAATGCGTCATATTTCTGATATGTACGATTCGTGAGAACACTTCCAGTGTCTCTGGAATATTCCCATCCGTCCTTATCAGTCGCATTTTTTAACTTACCATTATTAATAAGGTAATCACGAGCAGTCCATTTGTGACCCGTTTCGAGTTCAAGATTTTTTTTGTCTTGCCTCTGAAACTTGTCTAATTTGATAGCCATTTGATTAATTCCTCGTGTTTAGTGTTTCTGTATAGGTATATTGTAATTTATATCAACACTAATATCAATAGAAATAGCTACCAATATTGATTATTTCTACACTGTTTTTTTTTAGAATAGCTTATATGTTCTATAAATAGAAAAATGGCTATTTGAAAATATGGACGTAGAGACACACAGAATAAAAAATTAAACAGCAAAATATATTAAATAGCTTGCGTTCCTGTTCTGACCTTGTAGCCATAAGGATTAACACGTTTTTAAACAGTACAGAAAATGACCATATTTCATACAGGCGTTTATATTGAATTAAGGTACTATCAGTCATAAATGAATTTTAAATCGCTATTTCAAAATTGGCTAAACAGTACAAAACCTTGAAACCTTAGAATATAAAAATTGACCTGATGCACCTTATTTTATTTATCAGTTATAAAATTCCATGACACTAGAATAAAAAGACAAACATAGCTTTTTGAAGATTCTCAGATTCTATTGATTCGAGAATCTGAAAAAATCCAAAATCTCAGAAACTACTCAACAAATTCTCACGAGAATGATTCTCAGAAAAAAAATAATCCTAGGGGCAAGAGACGACTGACAGTAGCGTACTCGCTATCTGGCGGGTGTGGCTTGTATTATGGGGGGTGGTATTGGTCTATACCTGTATATATTTAATTTCTATAAAAGAGCAGGGTGGGATAGATTCTAGGGTTTAGATTCTGGGTACTGTATATTTTAAAAAATACAAAAAGAGAAAGAATAGTAACTAGTTACTAGTATCTTAGTAACTATTCTATTCTATTCTTTTTTATTAACTTTAGTAATTTTAGTTACTAGTTCCTGGGAGATAAATTATACAAATTACAGATTAATACTGTCAAGGGAAGAATAATTCCTGAAAAAATAAACCCCCATAAGTTGGAAGCTATCCTTATGGAGGTTTAAGAGGGAATCAAAAAGTTGATAGGAGATAACTAATGATTCGAGGTTATTGTATCACAGAGTGTAAAGGGTGGTGGAAAGACACAGATTAGTCTAGGGCAACGTACTGAACGGAATGGTCAATGGTGGTGAGGCAAAGCACCACGCCCTAGTTTCCGTTTCCACCTCGTTTATGCTAACATGATTTTTATGGTTAAGATAAGAGGTTGTAGTAAGTGTTTGGGGGCAACTATGCTTACGGATGATGGGTATAAATGTATTATTTGTGGTTATACTGATTATTCAACTGCTCCACCTTACAAGATAAAAAGAAAAAAATCTAATGATGGTATTGAAGTAGATACGATTGTTGTTCGTAAGAAAGGTAAAAAGAGTTTACAAGACAGTAAATTAGTCTATGTTATGACTTTTACTAACGGATATGGCAATATTGCTCTGAGATATGAGATGAGATGTCCATATGATGGTTGTGGAGAACGCTGTCAGTCTAGTAAATACCCAAATTTAGGTAAATATAAGTACAAATGTAGCAACAAACACATATGGTATCTTATAATGGAGGACAACGAACCAAGTTATTGGCAGTAATTGGAGTTGATTATGGCAAAGAAACGTACCTATAAGTCTGCAGCATGGACTAGAAAGGCTGGTCAGAACCCCAAAGGTGGACTTAATAAGAAAGGTAGAGCATCTTATAAGAAACAAACTGGTGGTACGTTAAAAGCTCCTGTCAAATCAGGGGATAATCCACGCAGAGCTTCTTTCCTAGCTAGGATGGGGGCTTCTAAAGGACCAGATAAAGACTCTAAAGGTAAACCAACACGTAAACTTTTGTCTCTACGTGCATGGGGTGCAAGTTCTTCTGCTGATGCAAGAAGTAAAGCTCGTGCTATCAGTGCTAGAAACAAAGCTAAAAAGTCTAAAGGTAAAAAATAATGGCTAAAAGAAAATCTAAAAAAGGTCTTTATGAAAATATCCACGCTAAACGCAAAAGAATTAAAGCAGGTTCTGGCGAAAAGATGAGAAAGGTTGGACAGAAAGGTAGACCTACAGCTAAAGCGTTTAAAAAATCGGCTAAAACAGCCAAAGGAAAAAGATAATGCCTAAAGGAAAAGGTACATACGGCTCAAAAAGAGGGCGACCACCTAAAAAAAATAAAAAGAAAACTATGAGAAGGTAATTATGGCTAGTAACGCTGTCCCTGATATGCCAGGTAATAATCCTGAAGCAATTAAAGCTAGACAAGATTTATTTTTATCAGCGTTTGAAGAGTACGGAACTATTGCTCGTGCCTGTGAAGAAACAGGTATAGGTAGAAGTACGTATAAACGTTGGAAACGAGATGATAAATTTGATTTTATTAGTAGATTTAATGACGTTAAAGAAAACTTTGCCGAAGATATAGAACTCACACTGTTTCAAAGAGCTAAAGACCCTAAGTCTAACCCAGTTATTCTAATATTTGCACTCAAAGGTCTACTACCTGATAAGTATAAAGACAACGCACAGGTAAATGACGAGACTGCTAAAGATATTATGAAAGAACTTAAGACTAAATTTAGAGGTATTAAGTTTGATGAAAGCGAAAGTGCTGATACTAAAACAGCACAACAACAAGCAGAAGATATATTAAGAGGCAAAAGTGGAGAACAATAACAGCAACGCATCTGTTAATGAACTAGCTGATTTTATTTATGACAAAGTAGATTTTGCTCCAACTGATTTACAAAAACCAATACTGAAGTCTAGGAAAAGATTTATCTTGGTAGCTGGTGGTGAACAAGCTGGTAAATCTATGGTAGCTTCTAAATATCTGCTAGGTAGATTCCTAGAAACAGAAGGACAAGGTCTGTTCTGGCTAGTTGCTGCCGACTACGAACGTACCAGAGCTGAGTTTGAATACCTAGTACAAGACTTTGCTACCCTAGGACTACTAAAAGAATCAACTAAAAGAGTAGACCCAGGTAGAATTGTACTGGCAGACGGCACAAGAATAGAAACAAAGTCTGCTAAAGACCCAAGAACACTAGCTATGAGAGCACCTAATGGCATCATTGGTTGCGAAGCATCACAGCTAGACCTAGAAACTTTCCACAGATTGCGTGGTAGATGTGCTCCAAAGAAAGGTTGGATGTTCTTAGCAGGTACTTTTGAAGGCTCATTAGGTTGGTATCCACAAATGTACCAGTCATGGCAACACTCAGCATCAATAGACGAACAAGCGTTCTCGTTACCTAGCTACTCTAACCAGTATCTGTACCCAGGTGGCAGACAAGACCCAGAAATACTGGCACTAGAACGAGCTAGTTCAGATGATTTCTTCCTAGAAAGAATAGAAGGTATACCTAGCCCACCACAAGGACTGGTATTTAATGAACTGAGAGCTGACATTCATGTACGTGACGTAGAGTACGAACCAGATATACCTGTACATATATGGATAGACCCAGGTTACTCAGAAGCATACGCCTGTGAAATAGTACAGATAGTTAATGACCAAGTAAGAGTGATAGACGAAATCTATGAAAGGAATCTGGTTACAGATGAAATTATAGATATAGCACAATCAAGACCTTGGTGGAGAGATGCACAGTTCGGAGTTATTGATATTGCAGGTTATCAACACCAAGCTATGGCTGCACCCGCAGAAGTATGGTTAGAACGAACAGGTATCTATTTTGACTCAGAAAAGATTAGAATTAACGAAGGAACTGAAAGATTAAAGTCATTTTTAAAGACTGACCCAGTATCTAAAACAGAACCTATGATAGTATTTAACCCAAAGTGCAAAGGAATATTATCAGAGTTTGGCGTTAAACCTAATCCGTTTGACGGACAGACTCGTGCGTATAGATGGAAGATGGACAGAGATGGTAATATTGTGGGACAAACACCTGAAGATAGATACAATCATGGTGTTAAAGCAGTAATTTACGGATTAATTAATCGTTATGGGTATGGTTATATTACCGATAATAAGACTATAAAGGTTAGGCAGTGGTAAATGGCTAATTACAAACCAGAGGAAATTATATCGCTAGTAGATAATCATTACGACTTAACAGAACCTATGCGTACACGCATGGATGATGACTACGATTTATATAGATTAGAAGAATTTGACGCAGGTGAAGGCTACCAGTCTTACACCTCAAACGAACCTATGGTATACGCAGACAAACTTATTTCGTGGCTAACCTCTGCTGAAATGGTAGTACGTGTACCTTACAATAACTCAGACAGAGAACAGCGTGAAAACAATGACGCTAAAGAAAAGTTCTTAATTGGCATTTTAAAATCTGCTGATGAAAGACTAACTAACAGATTACAACCTACAGTAAGAAAACAACTATCTTGGTACATCACACTACGTGGTTGGTACTCAGGTAGAGCCTTACTGGTTAAAAATAAAAACGGAGACACATATGTCGATATTCAACCTTGGGACCCGCTCCATACTTATTGGGGTGAGGGTGCTGATGGCTTGTCGTGGGCTTGTTATAAATCTAAAAAATCTCCTTCGGAAATTAAATTAACTTACGGAAAGAACTTAGGTTCAGTTGATGATACAGATGAACCTATTGATGTCTATGATTTTTATGACAAAGAAGACAACATTGTTTGTACTGACACAACTGTTTTAAAGAAAAGAACTAAACATGGAGCTGATGAAGTCCCAGTATTTCTTGGACCAGTAGGCTCAACACCCATGATTCAAGCTATAACAGATACTAGAAACCAAGATACCATAGAGGATTTTGGTGAATCATGCTACAAATCAACCAGAGACTTATTTGAAAAACATAATTTTATGATGAGTGTTATGTTAGAACTTGTAGCTCGTTCACGAAGACAAGGACTAAAAGTTAAGTCTCGTGACGGAACTAAAACACTGGAAGAAGACCCATACAAAGAAGGCTCAGAGATTGCTCTTGGTCAGGGAGAAGACGTTGAACCTCTAGGACTATTAGAGATGGCTAGAGAGTCAGGCGTATTCATGGGACTTGTATCTGGTGAAATGCAGAGAGGTGGATTACCACACTCTATTTATGGACAATTAGAATTTCAATTATCAGGGTTTGCAATAAACACACTAAGACAAGGTGTTGAGTCACAACTTGCACCTAGACTACAGTCACTTGAACGTGCGTATATGTGTATAGCTAAAATGATTACAGACCAGTATCTTACTGGTGCGTTTAAAGCTGTTGAAGTTAGTGGTAAAGACAGGAACAGAATGTATTTCTCTGAAGAAATAACTGTCGATATTATTAAGAACGCAGGTGACCCTGAAATAGAATTTATCGGTCAGTTGCCACAAGACGATATGACAAAGATGTCAATGGCACAGATGGCACGAGAAGGACAAACGCCACTCTTGTCAGATACATTTATACGTGACCATGTACTTGGTTTGCAGTCTGCTGACCAGATGGATGACGCAATTAACGCACAGATAGCAGAAAGAACTTTACCTGAAGCTACACTGTGGACAATGTTACAGGCAGCACAGAGACAAGGCAGAGATGATTTAGCTAAGTTCTATCAAGGTGAACTTGAAAGATTGTTCTTAGTTAAAGGAATGGAACAGGCACAGATGATGCAACAGGCTGGAGCAATGGCTCAAGGCGTAGCTCCACCACAACCACAAGGTGGTCCACCACCACCACAAGGAATGGGTGGTCCAACTGCTTCCCCTCAAGTAATGCCTGATGCTATGATGGGTGTACCACCTGTAGCCCCAACTGCTCCTGTAGGTCCATCAGTTCCACCCGGAACTCCTAGACCCGGAGCTCAAAGTGCAGTTACAAGATTAGAACAAGAAGGATTGATACCACCAGAGGAAGGTGTATAAATGGGTTATTTTGATGACTTTGTAGATATGGGTGACACTCAACCAGTTAAAGTTGATGACCTTCCTGAGTTATATGCTTCAATAAGTGCTCTTGCTGGTTTGCCACCAGATATTGCAGGTAACGCTATAACAAGTGCTTTAAAGGGAGAAAAGGAACAAAATACTGCTACTACACCTATGACTAGTGCATTAGCTAATCTTCAACCAGGAACAAGGTTAGCTGATTTAACTGGTGATGAAGGCTTTGCTATTAGAAGTTTATTAGCTAGAAATACACCTAACTTTGATGTTTTTACAAGAGTAGGTGAAAATATTGACCCAACAACAAATCAACTACCCCCATTTGATTTAGACCCTGTTAGAGAAAGAACTCCATTTTTAGATACTGGTCCTGAATATACTGGTGGTGTTTTGCCACCTTCTCAATTAGCACCTGATGGTACTAATAGATTTAGTGCTATACCTAATGTTTTATCTAATTTAGATTTTGGTATAGGTGGTAGTGGTAGATTTCTTTACCCAACTGTTGGTATAGATGATAGTTTTACTGCAGATTTACCTTTTACGCAAACAACTACAAGATTTAGACCAGCACAAACAGGAGAGCAAGGAGCTGTTATAGGTCCTGGTGGAGTACCTGGTTTTTATGAAGATGTTGTGTCATTTACTGCTCCAGCTACAGCTCAGCCGTTTCCTTTTACTTCAGAATTCGCACCTGGCGAATTTGGTTTAGGTGACCCAATGGGTATAGCTGCAGAAAATGTAAATATAGGACTATTAGATTTAGCAAGTCCAGAAGTTCAAAGAATGTCAGATGCACAAAAAGCACAACGTTTGCAAGCTAAAAGGGGTTATTTAGGTGGGGCAATGCAATTTGGAGATAGTATTGCTAGTCCTACAACAACTCAACTTCCTATAGAATTTATACAAAATCCAACAGCACGAGGAATAGTTACTACTCCTGATACAACTACTTCTGTTGCACCTGTTGATGATGGAACATTACGAACTAGAACTAGAGTAACACCTGATGTTGATAAACCTAAACCAGATGATGAAGATTCTGATAAACCTAAACCAGTTGATGATGATACTGGAGCAGAAGACATAGTTCAAAATGGTGGTGCTCCTCCATTCCCACCTCGTTCAGAAGCTACACGAGGAGACTATTACGTATTTAATAATACGGCTTATATTTATCATCCATATTATCAACAAAATGGAGGATGGTATCGTGTAGGACAAACGGCAGAAACGTCTGCTGACGGAAGAAAAACACCATCAGATATTGATGATAGTGAAACAAGAGAACTGATGCGTACATGGGATTCTGCATTAGACCAAGCTATTAATAACAACCAAATGGACGCTGAAGGTAATAAATTATTTTCTACTCAACAACCATCAGCTCCAGAAGCTCCACCAACATTCTTTCCTCGCAGACCATATGTTAATTATGGTACACCAACAAATCTTAGAACAGCTACAGACCAATTTGGACAGCCAGTAGTACAAGGTATGGGGCAACCAATGCAACAGATAGGAGGACAACGAGCTGTGTCTGTAGTTCCGCCTGCTACATATGGTGAAGTGTTGGGTGGTACTCCAATGCAACCAATGACTACAACAGGTGGATTTTATGATGACCTATACCAACAGTCATTAAAGCCAGTAGATGCTTTTAAAGCATATCAGTTATCTCAATTCCCTGGTGCTTCTTTAGGTAGTAGATTGGCTGCACAAGATGCGTTAGGTACAGGATTTGACCCAGCGTTTGGTAGATTCTTACTTGGTAGTGCGTCAGGCAGAATAGCTCCACAGGAAGGAGCAGATGCTAGTAGTGGATTTGGTGGATATTTAAGAAATAGACAACGAGCAGACTTGTCACAAGTTAGACAGGAGTTTGCTAATCTTGGAGCTGCATTACGAGGATACACTCCTGGTGGTACTCTTGACCCAAGATTTGCTTCATACTATGAAACATTTGGTGACCCATCTGACCCATCAACTTTAAGAAATAGTGTTTTAAGAGCAGCACAAGCTGCACTTGGTACACGAGAAAGAACTGGTGCATTAGGAAATATTTATGATGTTATGCAACAGCAATATGGAACAGGAGCAGGTTCAAGGTTTGCAGACTTTGTTGGGGGAGCTTTTAGCCAACAACCAATGATGCAATCGTTTTCACCAACTGCATCTATAAATGCTTTGTCTACAATGGCTAAACAACAACCTGTAGGTGGAGTACCAAATACTTTGTTTGGTGGAACAATGGGATATTAAGGAGTTAATATGGCTAACTACAATACATTTGATGACTTTTATGAAACAATGCTTGAGGCAGAACCTCAAACAGCTTACATGGGTGCAGTTGGTAGTCAGACGTTTGGTCGTTCATTACCAGACCCTACACTAGATAGAGCACGAGCAGGATTTAGAAATCAGTTTAGTGATGTATATAATCAATATCTTGGTCAACGAGGTAGGGAATTATCTAGTAGAACAGACCCATCTAAATTAACTACGTTTTCTAGTTTCTTAGAAAAATATCCATTTACACAAAGATACTCAGACATGACTCCTTATCAAAGAGGTACATCTAGGAGTAGGTTTAATCCGAGTACAAGGTTTATCTTTTACTAATGCCACACATACCAGGACATGAATATTCTCCTCAAAGGAGGTTGTCTTATGGTCGCACATCTCAACCAGTAACACCACCAGTACAACCAGTAGCACCACCTGTTCAACCACAACCTGTAGAACAGGACAGAGGATTTTTGTCTGATATTTGGAATGAATATTTACAGCCCGGTTTAGAAACAGCTGTACAACTACCTGGTGTAAAACAAACATTACAAGGACTAGAAGCAGTACAACAAAGAGCTGTTGTTCCTACAGTTAGTAGATTTATAGAACCATTACCAATTAGATTTGAAGAAACGCCTGGTGCTCCTGAAGTTCCATGGTATGACATAGCTGGTCAATTTGGTAGAGGAAATGTTAATTTAAATTTTGACCAATACATTACTCCAGAGGGTAGATTTTCTCCATCAGCGTTAGCTGACCAACTTCTTAGTGCTAATCCTTTAAATGTTGGATTAGAAGTAATAGGAGAAAACTTAAATAGAGACTTTGACATATTTAAACCAGAAACAAGAAGAAGTCAAAATGTTCAAGAAGAAGTTCGTAAACAAGAAGAATTAACAGGTTCGCCTGTTACTCAACGTGAACGTAGACAAATAGAAGAAGACTTATATAAATTACCACCATATACACGAGGTCTAGCTGAAGAAGCTCCTTGGTTATTCTTACCACCTGCTAGAGTAGCTAGAGCTTCTGCACAAGCAACAATAAAAGGAATTGATTCTGCTAGTAAATTAGGTAGAGCTGCTCCAACAGCTAAAGCAGCTTTACAGGCAACACGAGTAGCTTTAAAACCAGTTGAATTAATAGAAGAAGGATTAACTAAAGTTATTGAAGCTCCTTTTAGAGTTGTAGGTAGAGGAGCTCAAGGTGTTAATAGAGTAATTAATAAAAACCAGTTAAACAATTTAACTCAAAGAGGGTTAGTTCATGGAGATAATATTTTAAGAGATAAAAGTTATGTTGCTGAAACTGGTGAAACATTAGATTGGGGAAGAAAATTACATGAACTTAATGATACCTTTCTAAGAAAAACAGGTGTGCAAAATAGATATATATCAGAATCACGAGTAGTTGATAATAAAAGGGATGTATATTTAAAAATTAATGATGATGCTATTATTCCTGATAGAATACGTATTAGAACTAATGAAGAAATGGCTTCTATAAGACCAACTCCTTTTCTATCTACTAGAAGACGACAATTATTAACAGAAGCATTAGACCAACCTACGACCAAAGAAGAATTGTTTGCGTTTAATTTTAGAAAACCTGCTGATATGACTGTTCAATCGTATCAACAAAGACTTGCTCAATCTCCTGTTGGTAACAGAGTAGCACCAGTTATTAAGGCTTTTAATAGTTCTAGGGCAAAACAATCATTAGATAGAATGGGAACTAAAGCAGAAGATGTTATTACTAAACGTATTAAAGATAGATTTCCTAATATAGGTAATGCAGATTGGTATGTAAAATTTGAAAGAATAGTACTTGATGGTACAGCTCCAATACGAATTGTTATTGATGCTGCTGCTAAAGCTGCTGAAGCACGAGGGGTAAACCCAGCTAGAGTATTAGAATTAGGTAAAGAACTTGCAACTTTACCTTCGCAAATTACTAACAGTATAAATAAAGCAACAACTAGAGCAACTAATCGAATAACAAATTTTTATAGAGATTCTCTTGAACCTGCAATAGATATTGGTGTTAATGCTAATGATATTGATAATTTAGCTAGAGCTCAAAGATATCTTGAAGTATTAGCTAGTAACCCAAAAAGAGAAATTCCTTTATTTGGTTTTACAAATAAAAAACCTGTTGTAGTTACTAGAGCTCAACTAGATAGTATGGTTGATTTAAAAAATGGTAGCACTCTTGATGGCGTTCCGTATAAAGACATATATAGCGATAAACAAATGCAAGCTCTTTCTGATTCTGTTGAAGGGTTACAAAATGTTCATAGAGAAATTCGTCAAGATTTATTTAACGAAGGAATTATTGACCAAGCTACTTTTAATAAACTATCTGAATATAATTTTTATGCTCCTATTGATTACGTTGATGCTTTAGATACAGGCAAACTTAGAAAAACAAGAAAAAATAAAAATGTTGTTGATGATGGTATTGATGAATTAACAGATAATATTCAAAAAGATAATGTTATGGATTCTTTGATTGGAGGAAATTTATTTTCAAGTATTGCAAGAAATGAAATTAGAATCCAAAACAATAAAGTTACTAGAAAACTAGCTAGTTTATTAAAAAAAGAATTAGGCTTAGTTGATGTATCAAAAGATTTTGTTTCTAAAAATGGAAAGTTACAAGCTGTTCCGTATAGTGATAAATTACAAAGTGGTTATTTGTCTTATTATGAAAATGGACAACGTATAGTTTTAGGTGGCAGAAACAGTAAAAGATTTGGTCAAGGTACTGATGAATTTGGTAATAAAATTGTAAAAGATACTCATGAACCAATACCTAAAGAAATATGGCAATCTATTAATGGAAGAAATGGACTTGCATTAAAAGGTGAACGAGAAATGAACAATGTATTAGCTATGTCTAATGGTTGGTTTAGGTCTATGTTTACAACATACAACCCATTGTTTTGGGTTCGTAATATGTTAATAGATGCTACAACTGCTGGCATTAAAGGTGGAGTTTTACCAACTGATATTGGGAAAGCTATGATGAGAGATTTTATGTCAATAGCAAAAAATAAAGAAGATAAATTAATTGCGTTGATGAGAGATTCTGGTGGTTGGGCTGGAGATGGATATATTGGATTAAATAAAATTCAAAATCGTATTAGACGAGAACTAGCTAAAGTTGACCAAACAGATACAGGAAAAATGTTTACTAATCAAAAACAAGTAGATAATGCGTTAAGGCAAAATTCTTTTGATACATTAAAAAATACATTTAGGCGTATTGGTGGTGCACTTGAAGCAGCTCCAAGACAAGCAGTATTTAAACGTTCTTTAGAAAAACAATTAGGAAAAAATGAAGTAAAAAGAATTTTAAATTTATCTGATGAACAATTTCAAATAGAAATGTTTACTAATTATAGAAATACAGGAACAGGATTTGTAAATAGTCCACAAGCTCAAAAGGCAGCAGCTAACAGTATAGAAGCTACATTAGATTTTAGTCGTGGTGGACAAGGAATTAAATATTTAAATAACTATTTTTTGTTTTTAAACGCAGCTATGGAAGGATTTAAAGTACCAGGTAGAGCATTAGGAATAGATTTAAATCCTGTAATTAGACCTGTTAAAAATCCAATTATTGACCCAAAAACAGGTGACGCTATAACTGGTACATTTGAATTTGGTAGTTTATCTGAACAATTAAAAAAATACATGACACTTGGTATTAATAATAGAGGTATAACAGGAAAAACTTTTGATGTAGTAGGGGGAGGACCTGTCGGTACAGCATTAAGAATGGGAGCATTAATAAGTTCATATTTTGTTATTCAAGAAACATGGAATAAATCTTTTAAATTTGAAGGAACTCCTTTGTATTACGATATACCTGAGTACATTAGGTATAACAGTATGATATTTATGTTGCCACCAGATAAAGATGAAGCTGGTGATTTAATTATTGACCCAATAACAGGAAGACCTAAACCTAATTATTTAGTTATTCCTCATAGATTACGAGAATGGAATTTACCTTTTCAAGCTGCAACTTTAACGTCAGAATCAATGGATGAAGTAGAAACAGCTCCAGATATGTCTAAATGGTGGGGACAAATTGCTCAATCAACTTCACCTATATCTGAAATACCTATGCCAGAAGTATTTACAGTAGGGGCAGAACAATTAACAGGTTATGATACTTGGAGAAAAACTCCTATTGTTCCTGAAGATGAGCAAGAAGGATTATTACAAGACCAATATGACAAACAAACATCTAAAACTATGCGTGAAGCAGCAGGAATATTAGATGCTATTCCTTCTCCAGAACCTATTGCAGATGTTATTGGTAGTCCTAGAAGATTAGAACATTTATATGAAAGTGTATTTGGTGGGGTTGGTACAACAATTACAAATATAAGTGACTATGTAATAGATGTATTTAAAGATTTACGTAACTCTGAAGATAGACCTATGAAAGAACAAGTTGAAGAATTTAGAGAAAAAATGAATCAAACAGAACGTACTGAATTTATTACTACTTTAGATGATAAAGAATATACAGAGTTTAAAAAAGAATTAAAAGAACCAGAAAAAGGTGTTCCGTTTTTTGATGCTTTAATTGCACCATTTATGCCTGAAAAAGGTGGGGCTATATTTAGAGGAGAACAAGAAAGGCTACAAGAAGAATTTGGTTATTCAGCTAAAGATACAAGAAATGCTATAGAGTTAGCTAGAGAAGTTAATTTTGAATTAAAATTAGAACAAGATGAAAACGATAAAAAATTAAGTAATTGGAAAAAAGGAGAAAGAGGAACAGCTGTTTTGTCTCCTTCTGAATGGCGTGAAGCTCGTTCTGCTAAGTATGATAAATATGAAGGTGCAACAATAGCTATACAGAAAGAATTTAAAAATTCTGTACAAGCAGGTGCTCCAGAAGAAAGAGAACAATATTATGACCAATTATATAATGGAGCAAATGCTAGTAAAAGTGGTGTTGATTTATTAATTGCAGAATTTAAATCTATTAAGTTAGAAGAAACTCCTGACTCATCAGATTGGGATAAATACAATTCAGCTAGAAATGATTTTAAAGAAAACATTAGATTAAGAGCAGAAGCACAAGGTGATAATACTTATAATGAATTTATAAGAAGACTTGAAGCAGACGATACAGAAACAGAAAAGATATATCAAAAAGCAAGTGAACTTTTATCTGAGTACTGGAGTATAGGTAACAATATTAATAATTTATATGATGCTAATTTTAGTACTAGGCAACCACAAATAGCACAACAATGGAATGATTATTTAAATGCTGATACAGGAACACAAACTCAAATAAGACGTAGCAATGCACAAATAAATACATTAGTTAAAAAACGTAGTCAGTTAAGAAAACTATATGTTCAAAATCAAGCACCTATGGGTGCTCCAAATGCAATAGATGAAACTTTGGCTTTTTGGTATGGTGATTTTTATAGTCCTTTAACCCCAGGTGGTAAAGAAGTAATAAGTAGAATTTATGGCAGAGGTCCATCAACAACAGCAATTTCAAACGTAGGGTTTATTCCACGTTGACATTAGATGTATACTATAAATTAAATTATATGAGGTATTAATAATGGTTAATCAGGCAGAACAAGACAATACAAGTACACCTGAAGTTACTCAGGACAATAACAATGGAGATACATTAGTTGATGTAACTTCAGAGTTTGAAGGAGCTAACACGTTTGAAGACACTTCTGCTCCTACAGAAGAAACAACTGATACTCCACCCCCACCTGAAAATGTAGAGACTCCAACAGAGACAACAGAAAAACCTGTTGAACCTGTAGCTGAACAAGCAAACACTACTACAGAAACTCCTGAAGCTCCTAGCGTACCTCAAGAAAATAATGAAACTACAGAACAACGATTAAAAGAACTTGAAACTAAAAATGCTGAATATGAACAACAGCAACAACAGTCTCAACTTCAAGCACAAGCATCTCAATACGCACAACAATTAGAAAGGAATGGTTATTTACCAGACCAAGCAAATCAAATTGCTACTCAATGGATGGCACAACAAAGTCGTGAAGCACAGTTAGCACAACAACAGCAAGACCAAATTAGATATATACAAGGTCAATCTGTAGCAGCAGAACATTTTGCTACTAAGTATGACTTAAAGTTAAGCGACCTTGCAGAATTAAAAAAATATGACTCTCCTCAATCTATGGAAGAAGCAGCTAAAAGCATTAAAGCTAATAGAGCTAAAGATGCAAGAATAGCAGAACTAGAAGCAAAGCTAGTTCCACCACAAGAATTTGACAGTAGTCAAAGTACACCAGGTGCTTCTAATAGTGAGGACAGTTGGTTAGACAAATACAATTCAGGTGACAGGTCACCTAACGCACTCGCCGCAGCACGAAGGGCTGCAGGTTTATAGAGTAGTAGTTGTTTAACAAAAACAGTGGCACGAAGGGTTACTGATTGAAATAAAACTTAATATTTAATCAGGAGGGCTATCATGGCTCAAACATCAACAACTGGGAATTTAGAAAATGCCCAAAGAATAATACTTAGTTCAGCTCGATATACAGAAGAACATAACGCACCTGCGTTAGCACTTATAGAACAATTTAGTTTGCCATCAGGTGCTAAGACAGTTACTGTTCCTAAAGTTGGCTCAATGACAATGAGTGACCTACAAGACGGAATAGACATTGTTGACGAAGAAGATATTGGAATGACAACCATTGACCTTACTGCTAGTGAGGTTGGTGCTAAAGTTATTCTTACAGATAAACTTGTAAGACAAGCAGCCGACAATGTTTTCTCAATTATTGGAAGACAGCTTGGTGATGGTATGGCTCGAAAAAAAGATAAAGATGTAATTGCTCTTTACACAGGTTTAAATGGTGGAACTGTTCTTGGTGCAGACGGAAGAAACTTTAATGCTGCTAACGTACACGCTATTGTTTCTAACGCTAAAGCAAACAAGTTTGGTTCTCAACTATATATAGTTCACCACCCAAATGCTGTTGCAACTCTATCTAAAGAAGCAGCAACAACTGCAGGTAACAACGCTGAAATTACATCAGGTTGGTCAGCAGATTTGTTGTCTAACTTCTATAGTGGGTTACGACCAATTAATGGTGTACCAATATTTGAAGATGGAAACATTGAAAAGACAGGTAGCGTTGATTCAGGGTATGGTGTTATTGCTGACAAGACTGCATTAGCAGCTCTTACTAGCGTAGAGACTAGAACTGAAAGACAGAGAGATGCTTCTCTTAGAGCTACAGAAGTTGTAATGACAGCAGACTATGGTGTCTTTGAATTAGATGATACTAAAGGTGCTGCAATACAATTTGAAATTGGTGACTTAGCAACTTCATAAAGTAGAGGTATAAATGGCAGATATAACTGAACGTAATAAACAAAAAATAGAATTAGCTAACGCTGGTTTTGCTATGAAATATATAGATGATTGGCAAGCTAAAACTATTTTATTTAGACATAAACCTAGTTATAACAACGAAGGTGAAATTAGTGGAGCTGTTGGTACTACTATAACTGGAGTACCTGGCAACCCTGATTATGTATTACGTAAAGCTAAAATAGGGTTATTCCCTTGGAAACCTGCTGAAAGTTGTGAATGTCAATGGTGCAGAGAAACTGATTGGAAAGCTTTAGAACCACAGACTGTTACAGGTTTTTGTGACATATGTGGGTTTAAAGCAGAAGCTAAAAACACTTCTGGTTTAGGAGCTAAATTAGCGTTCCATAAGAAACAATGCAAAGAATCAGCACAGTCTGATGTATAATAGAATCCTGAAAGTTGTAAAGATTGACCGAGGCTTTCAGGGTTCTTAAAATAAAATCGGTTGGTCGCAGGGGTAAACCCTGTAAATAAATAAACCTTTAGGAGGTTTGATATGTCTTTTAGTCCAATTCAAGGTGGTCGATATGGTTTTGAAAAAATAACCACATCTGACCAACGACAAGTTCTCGGTGCAGAAATGGCGTTCCCTGATGGCAGAAAGTTTCGTTACGTAGCTAATGGGGGAACTGCAATCGGAGAAGGCTTAGTTGTAGCTTCTGAAGCTCCAGCAGGTAATCATGATGAAGACTTGGTGATTACAACTAGTCCTTCAGTAGGCGATACTGCTATCAGTATTACATTAGGTGGTACAGCAGCAGCTAAAGATTTGTATGCAGAAGGATACTTATTCTTTAACTTAGCCAGTACTACCCCACACGAAATGTACAAAATTAAAGGTCATGCTTTGATTGCATCTAGTGGTACTGGAGAAATTACAATAGATGAGCCTGATGGATTTCAGACTGCAATAACTGCAGGTACTGATACAGCAGGTCTTATCAAGAGTCCATACAAGGACATTGTTGTTGCTCCTGCTGCTGTTGCAGGTAGATTTGTTGGTGTAACTGCTGCTGACTTAGAAGCTGACTATTATGGTTGGGTTCAGGTAGCAGGTATGGCTACAGCTAAAATTGATGGTACTCCAGCAGTTGGTACACTAGTAGGTGCAAGCTCAAACCACGCAGGTCAACTACTTGCTATTGGTGCTGACACTACTCCTGCTCTTGCTCGACTACATGGTAAAGCCGGTGTGGACAATGAGTTCCACACTGTAATGTTAATGAATCTATATTAAATTGGATTCTATTAAACTTTGGACACCTCAAGGGTCTACGTATGTAGGTGGCAATATTGCTGGCTATAACGAAGAAACAGGGGTGTCCATTGTTGTGCATACATTTCAATTCAATGACCCTGAGACTGGTCGAGCTCAGGTAGTCAAGATTCCTGCTGACCCTAGTATTTCTAAAGCACATATAGAAGATATGGCAGCTCAAGCACTTGAAAACTTTTTAATCGAGTGTAGAGTTAAAGACAAAAAAAAACCTATTACTGCTGAACAAAAGAAACAAATAGGTAAGCAGATAAAAGAATTTAAAGAGTACGCACAGAAACGCAGAGAGAGTACAAACAATAGAATATATTACAGAGGTATTTAATGGTTAATAATAGTGAGGCAACTAACGAGTTTACATTAACACCTGAAGATATTAGTGTAGCGTTACAAGCTCATCCTGAAGCTGCTCAAGCAGCACAAATAAATTTGTTAAAAAGATTAATTGTTAAAAAAGATAATTTAATCACAAAACAATACGGAGAACTAGCTGACTTGCAACAACAGTTGGATGAATTAACATCTGATAAATGAGGTTAAATTATGCCTGTACAAGGAAGAACACGAAAACAAATTAGACAGTCTATAGGTTTTAACCTAGGGGCATTAAAAACTGGTACTGCTACAGGTGGCACTAACAACACTCTTATAGACGTTAATACGTTTAGAGGTGGTGATGATACTTACAATGGTAAGTTAATTCTTGTTACTGATGCTAGTGATGGAACTACTCAAACTACTCAATATGTTAATGACTACACAGCTAGTAATAACACTATTCAGTTTCAACAAAATGCTAGTTTTACTGTAGCTAGTTCTGATGAATATGAAATATATGATGAACCATATGACCCTGCAATTATTAATGATTTTATTAATCAAGCTGTTGTAGACGCAACAGGTCAGGCATATGACCCAATAGAATATCCTGATATGTCTAGTTCTCCACATACAGCTTTGTTTGGAGATGGAAGAACTTTAAGGTTTGATATACCTAGTAACATATCAATTATTAATCGTATTTATTATAGAAGTGCTGTTACTTCTACTATCTTACACAGTTGTAATTCTGCATTTGATGAAACAATAGACTCAGACTTTACAGTAACAGTAGATACAGAAGATAAAAAACAAGGCACAGGTTGTAACAAGTTTGTTATTGCTAGTGGTGCTAGTGCTGGAGACATAGCAACTGACTCTATAACTAGTAAAGATATTAGTAAATATGATTACTTAGAATGTTGGGTTAAAAGTACAGTTGCTACTTCTTCTGGTAATCTAAAGATATTACTTGACGATTCTGCTTCGTGTGCGTCTCCATTAGAGACGTTATCTATTCCAGCCTTATCAGCAGACACATGGACTTATGTACGTATCAAATTAGCTAACCCAGAACTTAATACAGCAATCATCTCTATAGGATTAGAATATGATTCTGACTTAGGTGCGTGTCAAGTACGACTAGATGATATTAAAGTAGTACAGAATGATACAGCAGTATTTCAAATCTTTCCTAAACATTTATGGAAGATAGACAGAAGTGCCAGAGATTTAATTCTAAATGATGGTGCTCAATTAGAAGTTGGTTACAACATGATAAAGCTATCAGGTGGTGACAAACCTGCATTGCTAAGTTCTGATACAGCTACAACTGAAATAGATGATTCATATATTATAGCTAGAGCTACAGGGTTAGCTTTGTCTGCAGCGTCAGGTGGTCCAACTACAGACCCAGATGCTTTACGACAAGCAGCAGCTTTCTGGTTTGGATTAGCTGAACAAGCTAAACGTGCGTTTCCATTATTAATTACAGGTAGAGCAGTTGAGTAATGGCAAACAAAGTAATAGACCAAAATGAAATATATCTTAATGGAACATATTATCCATTAACTAGACCAGTACAAAGTACATTAGCTTCTTTGTACCCACCAAAGGTTACTATTGGTGACACAACCAGAGACTCGCAAACTAGAGCATCTGTTATTTCTTGGTCAGACTGGCGTGGTGGTATAGGTGTAGAACGTATGCAAGGAGCTGCAGATGCAGACAAGGCTTGGTACTCTACACTACAACTAAGATATAGAAGACATTTGGTATTACCTGCGTTAGCTATAGAGACACGAGCACAGTTATCTGATGGTACTGCTGTTAGTGGTGCTATTACTTTTATAGCTGAAAAAGGAGATTCTTTATACGTTGGGTTTGATAAAAAACCTTATGTATATTCAGAGGGTGGGGAATCTCATGGAGCAGATTTTCTTACACAATTAACTAACAGTGGTAGTGCTTATAGTTTTCCTGACACACCAACAGATTCTATAACTATTAGCATGGCAGGCACAGACTATGTGGTTGTTGCTCATGGTGGTGGGTATAGTTATTACTCTGCTGATACCACAGTTGTAGACAAAACAACTGACGCTAAATTTCTTACATCTTGGGATGACAGATTGTGGGGAATAGACTCTAGTGGTCAGCTTTGGTACACACTTACTATTGGTGGTACACCTGTTAATGATGCGTTACTACCTGTACAAGATGGATTTGTTACTGACTTATTTGTAGGTAGAGATGCTACAGGAAGCCAAATTATTTACGCAGCCACTAAAGTAGGTTTGTATGCACACGACATGGCTAACGGAAGATTTGTTGAAACACAATTTCAATTACCTTTCCATGAATTTAATGGCGTAGGTTCTGTTAGATGGCGTGACGCAATATACAATCCTAGTGGTTTAGGTATATATAAATATATTAATGGTAATAACAATGCTGTTGTTACAGTAATGGGGCCGGATAGAGATGATGGTTTACCTGCATCACAACGAGGAACAATTAAAAAACTTATAGGTACACACACAGAATTGTTAGCTGCAATAGACGCTACTACTGCTCCAGCAGCACAAGCTAGTACA